ATTACACCGGAGCTGATGATAACAGCCGCACTCTGACTATCACAAACCCAACTAATGTAGTGGTCCGAGTAAATGGTAATGTTCAACTATCGTCTGCTTACAATATAGTTGGCAACACAGTATCATTTTCTACTGCCCCAGTTCAGGATGATGTGGTTACAATAGATAATCAACAGTATTCATTCTATCGGGGAACTACAGCAGGTTCATGGTCCAAGTATACAACTGGACTTATTCACAATACAGCCACACCTACAGCAGACCGAGAGATCAAAAGAATCCGGGCAGCTAAGTACAACTTCGGTGGCGGCGGTAAAATCTGCCTAGTAGATGGAATCAACAACGCTGTAGTATTCAACGGAATTACATGGACGTATTTAAGTCCTACCAACACAGGCGCATCAGGATCTCCGGGAGGCTCTAATGTCCCAGCAAGACCTGAATTGGTAAATGCCTTTGAAGGCTATTTGTTTCTAGGTGGAGATCAAGTCAGCCAAGATGCTGTAGCTTTCTCTGATACACGAAACGATTTAAACTTTGACCCTGCCACAAACTCAAGCATACTTCGTGTAGGCTTTGATGTCGTACAACTTGCCCCTTTCCGAAAAGACTTGTTTATCTTTGGCCGAAACCAAATCAAAAAGGCCGTAGAAGAATCTGACCTTATTTTTATATTGGAACCTGTCACGGCTAACATGGGATGTGTTGCCCGGGACTCCGTTGTTGAAATTGGAGGTGATCTTGCATTTCTAGCGCCTGATGGTGTTCGTCCTGTGGCTGGAACTTCCCGTGTGGGTGATGTGGAGATCGAAACAATCTCCAAAGCGGTACAAACGCTTCTATCAACACTTGGTGATAACTACGACTTGGACGATCTAGTAGGCGTTGTTGTCCGTACTAAATCACAATTAAGGTATTTAGTGAGCGGAGATGAATCCACTGTTCCTGAAGCATTTGGGATTATCGGTGGACTTAGAACAGCGGACCAGCAGTTAGGCTGGGAGTTTGGTGAAATGCTCGGCATGAGAGCAAACTGTGCTACCTCTGACTTTATAAACGGGTCTGAGGTAGTCCTTCACGGCGATTACAATGGCAAAGTGTACCAGCAAGAACGTGGTACTAACTTCGATGGATCAGACATTGTAGCCGTGTATTCAACACCATTCTTTGACTTTGGTGATACCGAAGTAAGAAAACACATTAGACGAATAAACACATTTGTGAGGGCCGAGGGTCCTATGACCATTAACTTAGGTCTAACCTACGATTGGTTTGCTGCAGATACATTCAACCCAGCAAACTACGTGGAAGAAATTGAAGGGCGTCCGGTTCAGTACCGGGGCCAAAATGTTACATACGCAGCCTCGGGCATTTTATACGGTGGCTCCGACAAACCAATCATAAGCACGGCAGTAGAAGGCAGTGGCTTCTCGGTCAGAGCTACATACGTGACTATCGGTGATTTTGATCCCTACTCAATTCAGGGTCTAGTTGTCGAATACACGCAATCAGGGAGACGATAATGGCTGGATATACCAGACAGTCCGCAGCATCGATTATTAACGGTGAGAACATTACCGCCCCCCCAATCAATGCTGAATTCAACACACTTCAAGATGCATTCAATGGCACCACAGGCCATGCTCATGATGGTACTACAGGCAATGGACCTAAGATAGACCTCGCTACTTCGGTAAGCGGGTTTTTACCTGCTTCAAATGGTGGTCTTGGTGGTAAAAATAACTATGCGGCAACCTCTGATCCTACAGTAGGTGATGACATCAATGATGGCTATGCTGTTGGTTCTGTCTGGTATAATGTTCCAGATGATCGTTATTATGTATGTGTGTACAATGCGGCTGGCGCTGCAGTCTGGTTAGAAAACAGATTCATTAATTCAAATGGGGACTTTGCTCCTCACGCAAATAATACCAAAGATCTAGGCCATACTTTAAAGCGTTGGAAGGATTTGTTCCTCTCCGGGAATGCGGATATTGATGGTAGCTTAAACGTAGCCACTACAACATATCTCGGCGGTATTCTTACTGTTAATGCTAACGCCATATTTAACGTAGGCACGACAACAACTATCAGCAACATTGATGTAGCCTCTGGCGCAATCGACAATGCTGCTATTGGTACAACTGTAGCGGCATCGGGTACGTTTACCACACTGAGTGCTACAACATCCTTAACAGCAGCCACAGCAGATATTAACGGTGGTTCTATTGATGGTGCTACAGTGGGTGCAAACTCACACAGCACAGGTAAGTTCACCACTCTTGAATCTACAGGTCTAGCAACACTGAACTCAGTGAACATCGATGGCGGTGCTATTGATGGTGCTGTTATTGGTGCTAACTCCGCAGTGGCAGGTAGCTTCACTACCATTTCTTCTGCAGGACAAGCTACATTAGCATCTGTAGATATCAATGGCGGAGCTATCGACGGGGCCACTATTGGCGCAACTTCGGCCTCTCCTATCACAGGTACTACAATTACAGGTACAAGCCTTGTAGGCCCGGTAACAGGGAACGTCACAGGTAACACATCCGGTACTCATACAGGACCAGTGACAGGTGCGGTGACAGGCAACCTTACAGGTAACGTAACCTCTGCAGGTACATCTACATTCAACAACGTGACTATTGACGGTACGTTGAACATGAATGCTGGTACGTCAGCTACTATCACTAATCTGTCTGCACCAACAAACGATAATGATGCGGCACGTAAGATAGACGTTGATAACGCTGTAGCTGGATTGGTTGATAGTGCTCCGGGTACACTGGACACACTAAATGAACTAGCGGCTGCGCTGGGCGATGATCCAGACTTTGCTACAACAATTACAAACAGTATTGCGACTAAGTTACCATTAGCTGGCGGAACCATGACAGGCGCAATCGCCATGTCCACCAACAAGATTACTGGTGTAGGTGATCCAACAGCGGCACAGGATGTTTCTAGTAAGGCTTATACAGACCAACAGGATGCTCTACAGGTTACTAAAACTGGCGACAGTATGTCTGGTAACCTTGCAATGGGTTCCAACAACATCACTGGCTTGGCTACTCCGACTGCCAATGACCATGCTGTAAACAAATCTTATGCGGATAATATTCTTGGCAGTAGTACAGCGGCGGCGACTTCGGCTTCCAATGCTGCAACCTCAGAATCAAATGCTGCAACTTCGGCTACTAATGCAAGTAACTCAGCGGCGGCAGCCTTAACTAGCAAGAATGCAGCGGCAACATCTTTAGCAACATTCCAGAACCAATACCTTGGCGCACAAGGTTCCGCTCCTACGCAAGATCCAGACGGGTCAGCGTTGGATGTAGGTGATCTGTATTTTGATACCACAGCGGGTGCTATGAAAGTATACTCCGCCAACGGCTGGACAAATGCTGGTTCATCAGTAAACGGCACTACAAATCGATACAGCTATACAGCTACGGCTGGTCAAACAGTCTTCGCAGCAACCTACGATGCGGGATATGTAGACGTATTCTTGAATGGTGTGAAACAGGTTATTGGCTCCACCAAAGACGTAACCGCTACCACAGGTACATCTATTGTATTCAACTCTGCTACTTCACTTAATGATGTAGTGGATATCATTGGCTATGGCACATTCGTCTTAGCGGATCACCTCACGCAAGCACAATCAGACGCACGGTATGTGAACCTGTCGGGTGATACCATGACGGGTGATCTGGACATCAATGGGACTTTGACCAGCGATGGGCTGACTGTGGATGGGAATGTTGCGCTAGAAAATGCAGACAATATTACCTTTAAAGACACTAGCAATAATAACCGTGGCATCCTGACGTTTGATGCAAACAATGATATTGTCATTGGCCCTGCTGGAGCAGGTATTCAAGACATTAAGTTCAAGAATAACGGCGCAAAAACTCGTTTGAACATTGATGTTGGCGGCGACATCAGCTTCTACGAAGACACAGGCACTACTGCAAAGTTCTTCTGGGATGCGGCTGATGAGCGGTTAGGCATTGGGACTACAAGTCCATCAAAAGAGGTATCCATAAAAGCATCAGGTAATCAGGTTGGTATAAGCATTGAAAATACCAAAACCACCAACGATGATAACTATGTCATTGCGTCAGTTGATGCTTCATCAGGTGCGCATCTAGGTTCGTCAGGAGATGAACTTCAGATAATTAACACACACGATGGTTCGCCTGATGTAACTGGCTTTGCCATGCTTGCTAATGATGATGTTGTGTTAGCACCAAACAGCGGAAATGTCTTGGTGGGCAAGACTTCTGCTGGCCTTGGTAATGATGGTCTAGAGTTATCTAATACAGGTTATATAGGGGCTTCTATTTCAGATGATGTCGCTGCTTACTTCAATCGTAGAGGTAACGCAGGTGATGTTGTCTCGATTATGGATGACCAAGTACAAGTCGGTGCGCTTTCAACTGGCTCTGGCGGCTATATGGCTATTAGAGGGGGTAACAACACCTTTGGCTCTGGTTTGCTTTTCACAAACCTCTCCGTAAAACCAACCAATGCCGCTGGCGCACAATCAGATGGGGCCGTTGACCTTGGTGATACTAATGGTCGCTTCAAAGACCTATACCTGTCTGGCGATGTTGATACGGGTGGCGTGTTCAAAGGTACAAATGGTACAGCAGCGGCTCCGACGCATTCATTTTTAAATGATCCCGACAACGGTATGTTTAGGCCAACAACTAATACAGTTGGTTTCTCCACGGCTGGCTCAGAAGCCATGCGTATCCGCAGTGATGGTAGACTAATCGCTGGTACGCAGCCATCCACCTTGGTAGATAACGCTAGAGTTCAGTTTTGGGGAGCTAAAGATGTAAATTCCTCTGGCGCAAGGGAAATGCTGAGTGTCATGGATGACACGGCGGTTGTTTCAGGTGTGGATACTGAAAACGGTGGTGCTATTAACTTTGGTGGTAAGTACCATACTAATGGCTCACACACCACATTTGCTACCATTGAAGGAGTGAAAGCAAACGGTAATAACGGTAATTACGCTGGGGATTTAAAGTTTAGAACACGAACCCACGCTGGTTCTAGTAGTGAGAGGATGCGTATCGACAACCAAGGCCGTGTCACAACGCCGTATCAGCCTATGGTGTTTGTTACCAGAACTGCCACTCAAGGTGTGAATGTTAGTAGTAATAACCCTACTACTTTAGCCCTTGATACTGAAATATTTGATATTGGTAATGACTTCAATACATCAAACTACAGATTTACCGCCCCCACTACAGGTCGTTATGAAATAAGTTGGTCGTATGGAACAAATGTAAATAGTCAAAGTGTTTATCGTACATTTATTTGGAAAAATGGGTCTCAACTTACTTATACCCAGCTTAGAAACGATTCGTCTGGAACAACAGGATATGTTTTTTCAAGTCGTACCGCAATCCTACCAATGAACGTAAATGATTATCTTGAACTAAGAGCCAGTACAGATAGTGGTACAGATTTTTATGCAGATTCAAATTTGCGGATATGTATGACTATCCGATTAATAGGATAACAGGAGGCAAACATGCCAGATATCACAATCACGCTAACAGACACTCAGCTAAAGGGCTTACAGTATGCTGCTTTAGACCCACAAGACTGGGCTGAAAATGCGGTAACTAATCGTGCAAGGCAAGCTAACGACGAAATCGTACAGATGTACACAAATCGTGCATTAGACGAAGGCGTACAAATCCCTGCAACACGGGAATTGATCATAGCAGATGCTTTCACACGAGGTTGGGCTAAGACAGCCGAACAACAAAATGCTGAAGCAGAAGCTGCACAAGAAACACGAGAGTAAGGAACTAGCTAATGACTAAAGCACGGATACTCGCAAATCTGATTTCAGACAATGCTGAACTGGCTGACGGACAAATCAGTGTCGCTGAAGTAGTCGGTGCTGCCCCACTGGCTAACCCTACTTTTACTGGTACAGCTTCTGGTACATTCTCTGGGCCGCTGACGGGAAATGTTACTGGCAATTTAACTGGGGATGTTACGGGCGCAGTAACTGGTGATGTTACCGCCCCTGAGATTGACCTAACAGCTATAGCCAAAGACATCAGCGACACAGCCGTAGACGTATTCGTGTACGACACCCGCAAGGACAGCGATGGCGGTGCATGGCGCAAA